AAGTGTTACAAAATACATTGACAACGTTAATTAGTCAAATAGGAGTGAACGCAACGTTTGCCGGAATTGCAACGCCGAGTACCGCACCGGGAACGCCCGACCAAAATGTTTTCTACATTGCCGGACAAAGTGGAACATATCCAAATTTTAACTCTATCGTATTAGATAATGAAATTGCAATATTATCTAATAAATCGGGTACATGGGTAAAAACAACAACCGGATTTGCAACAAATGACGGTATCGGTAATGTAATTGGGTTGGATAATATAAACGATAGACCCGTTTATGTTAATGCAATTAAATTTATTGGTTTTGTCCCAAATGAAGCGTCTAAAGACCACATATTTAGCATACACGGTTTTTCAAGTCGAGGCAATACAAAATCCGCAACGCCTAATATAACGAAATTAGATTTATTTATATTAGATGAAACTGCAAGTCAAGCGGCAGGCGCAGAGAGGCGGGCGGCTTCGCTTACATTACCCGCAAATACAGATATAACTAAACCAACGTTTTCAAAAATAACGGGAAATTCGGGTACGTTGTATGTTATTATTGATTGGAACCCGGTTGTAAATTATCAAGTAAACGGGCAATATTCTTATATCGCTTGGGGAGCTAATTTTGCCAACCCGTCGGCATCTAATTTAGTGCGTATTCAAAAATTAGACGCAAACGACCCACGTATTGTAAATTGGGATAATGCAATTAAAACGGGTCAATTGGTCGGTACATACGGAGGAAGTGAAACAAACATTATCAATCAATTAAAAACATCTGCAATTATTGGTATGCCGTGCGGATTAGCTTTCAATTTTCCGAGTAGATACGATTTAGAGGTAAAAGCCATGCAGATAATTAAAAGAGCGTATTTTTCTTTTAAAGATGGCGTAACCCCCGTTGATGTTGGTATTGGCGTATTAGGTACTGGCGGCGGGGATGGTACTAAATTTTGGTTCGGATTTGGACGATTAGACGGTACGGGTTCGGGATTTGGAACAATTCCGATGTTAGATGTTGATACATTGCCAAACGGTGTTGTTTCTTATTTAGTGGAAACGACAACAACCCGTTATTATGCTGAAATTGACTTTGACAAATGGCGTGAAATTGGTAATGTTATTTGGTCGTGGTCTACTCCATGCTGTAAAATGACAAATATAATTCCAAATGATAGTAGTATATGGGACGAAGTTTTAGCGCAAAATATCCAAAAGCAGAATAATACGGCATTTGCTTTTACAGAAGCATTTGCCCCGCAGGATTTACAGCAAGGATATTATGAAGTAAGAGGACAAAAAGTTGTTATTTCAACAAACATTCCCGATAGATATAGAAGTATAAAAATAGATTTGTTCGCAAACAATATAAGTCGTATGCGTGTATCATTAGACCCGCACGGAATTATTGTATATGCGGCAATATATACGGATAGCAGCGATAATTATATTTCGCGGGAATTAAAAGGTAATGATAAGACGGAAATATACATGAATTACGAGTTGACAATACCAAGCAACGCACGTTATGTATATATATCGGGATATGCCGCAAAAATAGCAGAATTAAACCCCGGTGTTATGGCATATAAGTATGTTTATAACGCAAAATCCAACTATCAAATTACGGGTTATCCTAATAATGGCTTAGATTGGCGTAATGTATCATACCCTAACCCCGTTGTTGACATTGTAAATAAGGCAATTAAATTTATTGCTTTCGTTCCAAATGCAACATATAAAAATGATATGTTTACAATCAACGCATTAAGTTGTTACGGAAATGCGGGGTCGGAAACATTTAACCCAACATCTTTTGATTTATGGCTTTTTGATATGATTGACGGAAATCAATCAACGGTCAAATATACTAAAACAGATATAAGTAGTTTTAATTACGACTACCCCGAAATTATAAAGTCAATCGGCGCACGTGGAACGCTTTACGCTATTGTTGATTGGAATGTTGTAAGAGGCTATTTTAATAAAAACCTAAACAAATGGTATCCCATTTTTTGGAGTTCGTCGTTTAACGACAAACCAATTGTGCAAAAATTAGATGCAAACGACCCACGTATTGCGGGATTTAATCAGATACCCCCGATATCGCCAACGCAATTTGCGGATTTTACAAAGTTGAATTTAGGAGTTGACGGCGATAGTATTACGGCGGGCAATCAATGGAGTTATTAT